GTACCCTTGGACGCCATTTTGCGTTTTCTATTCCCCATTTGTTGCATATCTCTTGTACCAATAATGCACAAACTGGACCCCCTATATTTGTGCATATTGACATGATAGATAACGAATGTTTTATATTGACTTTTGGGCGTACCTGTGGTACTATATAGGTGTCAAGGGGAGGTACCCCGAGACGGAAAGGACAAAGAAAAGCCTAGGTCCCAGGGCTTAACGGGAACCGGGTCCACCCCCGGAACGTGGATACGTGAAGTGTGATGCACCTTGAAAATTGAATATTGTTCCACCTTTTGAGTTTTTGGTATCCAAGGCCACTGATGAGCGTACCCCGGTGGGCATAGTATACCCATTGTGAAATTGTGTCATGCAGCTTGCTGCATGGTCAAGGGGAAATCTACCCGTAACAGGATGACACGTTGAGATACGGCGAAACCCCGGCCCTTTTTGGGCCGGTGTCCGACCTTTGGTTGTAACAAAAATTAGAAAAAGGAAGTATAATAATTATGCAAAATGGTATCGAGTCTATCAATTATGAACAAATTATGAACACCCCGGAAATAGACAACGCAAGAAAAGAGGGCTATAGAGAGGGGTTTGAACACGGCCGCAGAGCCGGGAGAAAAGACACCATAAAAGCCGTGCTAGAGTTGCTGGGCAAGAAAGAATCTGAGTATTATTTTGAATGTTACATTGATTATGCCAAGGTTTGCGCACAAATCCGGGCAAGTATTTATGATATCTAAGCGGGCCGTCCGGCCCGGTCTGGTTACGAAACCAATAAATCAAAACGAAAGAGGTAAACAACAATGGCAAGAGAAAGATTTGTAACCCGTACTATCGACACATGGGAAGTTGATGTTTTGTGCGCATATATGCACCAGAACGATGTCCCCACCTTGGAGACCATCTCCACAACCGTTCCCGGCCACATCAAAGAGGAAGATATTTCAAAGTGGCTTTCCACAGAATGGTCAAACGACATCCACATTTATGTGAAAATGGCCGGAAAACCTGTCAAGGTATCCGCCATTTACGGTATGCCTGAATCCAAGTTCCTTTTGTTTGCTGAGCCTATTGAGCGGTAAAAATCCGGTCAATGTTCACGTTGGTGCGAAGTTCGTAACGTAAAATATAACTTGCCGGAACGTAGTTAAAACCGATTGCAAACTACGAAAAATAATCTTGCATTTATTTGACAGCAAGTAAAGCGTTCTGGGGCAACGTATAAATAGCCCGTCTGGTCCCAAAAATTCAACAAGGAGAAATAACAATGCAAAGAATGAGTATAAGTTCTCAAAAGAACTTTGATGAAATGCAATGGGCGAATTATGACAGTGTGGTATCAATGGCTATTTCTGTAGCTAGATACAATGGCGAAAAGCTATTCAGCTGCAAGGCAACTATTAGGCGTGAAGGTAATTACATTGTTTTAAAGTCTTACGATACGCCAATAGCGCTATACGTAAAGGGCTCTCACAATGCTGCCCTATATGATTTTCTGCGTACCGAATACGGCTACACCGCTACTTCGTCCAAGCATATTGAAAAGTTCAAAAAATGGCTATCTGAAAATGGCCTTTACGATTCTAACACTGTCTATGTCCGGTTCATACCCTGAGCCGGAGTCTGGTCGCTAAAAATTCAAAAGGAGGGAAAGAATGTATGATTAAAGAAGAAGTCATATATCTTTGTGATTTAAGTCAAGATATGCAAGAAGCCTATTCCAAAATTTACCGACATTGTTACAACATCGTTAGCCTAAAGTATGATGGCGCTGAGTTGCTAGGTAAACTATGCAAGCGTTATGGGGCAGAAGTATACAGCTATGGCAACATAGTAGTGTTGCGCTATCACGCTCAAATAGTGTCTGCCATTCTGATTTATCCACGCAAGCTGCACGTTTTTGAGTTCCCAATTTGCGAAAGCCAAGAGGACGAAAAGAAAACCACAGAATGCAAGCGTAGATTTATCAATCAGATTTCTAACCTCTATCCTAATTCTGCCAACGCATTAACGAAAATAACACGGTTTTATGGGAGGCTATGCAGCAATGATTGAACCGCAAACGTACGAAAAACTTCTTTCACTGTCACGCAAATCTGAGACAGTTATGCCTCTGGCTCTAGGATGCACGCTATGTCGGTCTATGGATTTTGCAGATGTCTGGTATTTTGTGAAGCAAAACGGTAGAATAGAATATGCCTACTTTGCACGCAATTCTACTATGTATATCGTATGGCCTAAAACGCTACCAGATGCAGCAGTAAATCCGCTACCCATTGGTTATTTGAGAAAGAAAGCCGCTATCTGGAATTCTTTCATGGCCTACTTAGATGAAGCCTGCCTAAGAGTATCCTATATCGTGAGGTTATAACCATGCAATATATGGCATTACGTTCCTGCCTTGACCCCGTCACACGCAAACAGCTTTTAAAAGGGCAGGTAGTATCCTATGACACCCGGCTATACGACTATCCCGCTATACCAGAGGATTGCTTTCAAATCGTTTTAGTAGGGACTTCATACCCCGTACCATTATGCGAGAGATTAACCTACGGTTTTGACACAACAGACAAAGTAAAATATACATTCTGAGGGCCGACGACCACGGCCCTGTCTGGTCCCAATAAATTCAAAAGGTGGTGGAAATGGTGAATAGAGGAGTATCCAAAAAGTCACAAGCTGAATTGGTTTTTTCTCAGAAACTTTGTGATAAGCTGTCAAGTCTCAGCAGAATGCAATCCTATAACTATGCGGTACGGCATAGTGAGACAAAACAGGGCTATGATATTGGATTAGAAAATAAAGAAGACCCAATGGATTACACTGTAATTATTGAAAATATGCCGTCCTACGCACTTCCGGGGATTGTATCGCTTATCTTTAAGTTCGCAATTATTGAAGGTTTTTTCATCAAAGACAAAAAGGAGAACATTGCTAATGCTAACACTGAAAACCGCTAATTATAAGGTTGAAGACCTGAGCCAATTGTCACGCTGCCTGGATAAATCTTTGGAGTGGCTGTATGAGGTGAACAGGTGTACAAATATGGGCGCACATTGCCCCACTTGTGCAAGCAAAACTGTATGTGGAGACCTTAACAGACTGCGTACTTATATTGAGTCCAGACTTTATGCAGACGAGGATGCCGTAAACAAAGCAGCACGTTATGTAACGACAATTATTTGAACTTTCGACTTGACTTTTTTCCCCAAGTGTGGTACAATAAGGGGGTAGGAGGACCACCCCCTATATGGCACTTTAGGTCATTGTGTGGTTCAAATCCACAAAGTGCCGAAAAATCACGCCACAGGCGAAAGGAGAAACAACAATGCGCAAACCTATGATTACCCGCACCATTACCACCACCAAAGCTACCCTCATGGTAGCGGACACCATGGCAGGTGAAATCCTGAACATGGATATAACTCTCCCCCGGACCTACAAGAACGATGAAGCCATCATCAAGGCTGCACGTCCCATCGTGGAATCCGAGGAACTGAAAGTGGTCTCCGTGGTACACGTGGAGATTACTGAGGCTCTGTACGGTATGACCGAGGCTGATTTCATCGCCCACGCCGAACTGATGCCCGAAAAGCCCGCAAAAACCAGCGAACCCAACGAAGCCAGCGAAACCAACGAAACCAAAGACTAATAGGAGGAACTAAAAATGGAAAGTTATTCTGTATCTGTCATTGAGTCCAGCAAGGAACTGTCCGCAAAAGAACGTGTCGCCTGTAAGGACACCACCGGTTGCACCGGTCTCGACGATGCTACCCACCTGGAGGACGTGATTATCGACCCCGATTTCTGGGTTAGACTGTCCGTCCACAATGAAAAGAGCAAGGACAAGGATTACGAGAAATTCCTCATTGTTGCCAAGGACGGCACACGGTACGTTACCGGGTCCAAGTCTTTTGTGTCCGCTTTCATGGACATTGTGTCTGAAATGGATGGTACTGGTGAGGAATACGCCATTAAGGTGTATCGGATGCCCAGCAAAAACTATTCCGGCAAGGAATTCTTGACCTGTTCCATCGTCTAAGCTGCAAATTGGAGGGTCTGAAAAAGACCCTCCTTTTGTATTATGGAGGTCGATATATATGGCAAGTAAGCGGGGTAAGCGACTCACCCCACTAAGAGCGCAATATGAGGCCACAGCCAAGCGAATAAAGCGTTTAGGGTATGGCTATCAATTACCGGAGACCCCAAAGCGAATAACAGCAAAATCCTACGAGAAACTAGCCCAGATTGAAGAGTCCGCAAAAGTCGCGTCAAAAGCACGGAAAGCCGCCCAAGAAAGAATACGGTATTACAAGAAAAAGGGATACGATTTATCGGGCATAAGCATTCCCAAGGGTTTATCAACTGAGGAATACAAATCTTATACCTCTGAGTACATCAAGGATATAGCAAAATCTGGCCCAAACTATAGGCAAAATGCTTCTGGTGAGGATAACGTTCAGGATTATCTCTATCGTTATTCCAGTACGATAGATATTATCGACAGAATAACGGATTTGCTAGAGAATTTTGAACTCCCAACAAATCGCCGCCACGCTACTGAATGGGTAAACCGTAAAAGGGCAAACCGCAGTCTCATACAAATGTACTGGTATGATGTTATAGACGACTCTGATATTACCACAAAAGTGCAAATGGCTGCACGAATAAACGGCAAAGCAGAGGAGCTTTATCGTGCCATAGATAGTGCTATTCATGGATCCTCCTCTCCGGAGCAGGATAGCCAGAACGTAGCCTATATCATTGAGACCATTACAGGCGCTAGATTGACTGCAATTGAGCAGGACGCAATTAACGCATATTCAGAAGTAAGCTATGATGTGTACTTATGAAAAAGAAGTTTAGGCTGTTTGCCGCCGATTTTGAAACAACTGTGTACGAAGGGCAAACAAGAACAGACGTGTGGGCTTCTGCATTTTCGGAGTTATTTACAGACACAGAATTTGTAGTAGTACACCACACAATAGCTGACACTTACAACTATTTTTCACAACTAAACGAAGATATCGTAGCCTACTACCACAACTTGAAATTTGATGGGGCCTTTTGGCTTGACTATTTGATGGTTCAAAAGGGCTTCACTGTTGCTAGTTATGTGGACGACCAGGGAAATGAAAAATGGTACGACAATAAGAAAATGCCAGTGAACTCTTTGAAGTGTTCCATTTCCGACATGGGTCAATGGTATACGATTGTCATTAAGACACAAACAAACATCATAGAATTAAGAGACAGCTTGAAGCTAATGCCGTTCACTCTGAAAAGGATAGGAGACAGCTTCAAACTGAAACATAGAAAGCTAGAAATGGAGTACACTGGATTCCGGTATCCTGGGTGTGAAATAACTGAGGAAGAAATGGCCTATATTTCAAATGACGTGCTTGTGCTACGTGAGGCATTGGAATTTATGTTTAGCCAGGGGCACGACAAACTGACTATAGGTGCTTGCTGTCTACAGGAATTCAAGGTTGGGTACGAAAAGCATGACTATGATGCCATGTTTCCTAACCTGTATAAAATCTCAATACCTAGTGCTGTCTTTGGGTGTGAAACTGCTGGTGAATATGTCCGGCGGTCATACCGTGGTGGATGGTGCTACGTGGTTAAGGGAAAAACAGGTGAAGTAAAGCATAATGGAACGACGGCTGATGTGAACTCCCTATACCCAAGTATGATGTCCTCTGAAAGTGGCAATTACTATCCATGTGGTAGCCCAGAATTTTACAATCTACGAGGACGTGACAAGTCACTCAAAGACTTTTGGCTACGTACAATTTTAAATTCAGCTGATGACCATGGTAAGAGCGGTTATTACTTTGTCCGGTTTAAGACCAGGTTTTACCTTAAAGAAGGGAAACTGCCTTTCATCCAGATAAAAAATACCATGCGTTTTAGTGGCAATGTTTCCCTGGAAACATCTGACTACTATGACAAGAGAACACAGCAGTATTACACCCAGTATTATGCCCCATCTGAATCCGGCGAACCTGTATTAACAGACACAGCAGTCACATTAACCATGACAATGATTGACCTAAAACTAATGCTAGAGCATTACGATGTAGTAAATTTCGAACTGCTAGATTACTGTAAATTTAACACTGAAATTGGTCTGTTCGATAGCTACATGGAGAAGTACAAAAGAATCAAGCAAACCACAAAGGGTGCTGAACGTGAACTTGCAAAGCTATTCCTGAACAATTTGTATGGGAAAATGGCTGCAAGCACAAACAGCTCCTACAAAGTTCCTTTTGTACGCCCGGACAACGTGATTGGTTTCCGAGATGTGCATGAAAACGACAAGAAACCTGGGTACATTCCTATAGGCTCTGCCATTACAAGCTACGCAAGGAATTTCACGATTAGAGCAGCACAAACAAATTACTATGGAGTTGATGAACCCGGCTTTATCTATGCAGACACTGACTCCATACACTGTGACCTTCCGGCTGATTCTATAAAAGGTATTCGTGTTCATCCCACTGACTTCTGTGCGTGGAAACTAGAAAGTTCATGGGACTCTGCTATTTTCACAAGGCAGAAGACATACATTGAACATATTACCGCAAAGGACTTAGAGCCAGTAGACACACCTTATTATGATGTCAAATGCGCTGGAATGCCAAGCACCTGCAAACAGATTTTCATTGACGGCCTTGAAGATGGTACAAACGAACTGACAGATTTTGATATCGGTCTGATGCTCCCAGGAAAGTTAATGCCAAAACGCATACCTGGCGGTGTGCTTCTGGTAGAAACAACATATGAAATGAGGTAAGATTATGATTCACAACAACGGCGTATTTCCTGCCACTAAGGGCAACCCCACTACAAACTACTCTATTACCACCGAAGACGAAGCTAGGGAAAAGATTCACAAGGCTGCTTCCGGTCCAGACTGGCCTCCTCACGAACGTTACATCGGTGAACTTGAAACCAGGCTATAAATTTAAACCCCTATGGAAATCCATAGGGGTTATTCTATCTCAACAGGAAGGTATCACAAAGCGGTTAGCAAAACCGGGTGGCATCGGGCCGCATAATTTCAGCGGTGCTATCCCTAGCATCAACGTGACGAATCTCCCCGAGATATACTTAATAAGAAAGAGCCTTTAGAACAGCTTCCTTGCACATGAGATTCTTAAATCTGAAACATCCACGCTCAAAGAAGTATCTCATATTCATTAGGAAGATGTCGTTATGCCGTAGCATGACATAGTTCACATCATGGTCCTCTGTGGTGACTGTAATCTTACCAGGATACGTAACATCTGGCTTGTCATCGCAGTAGATAATCCCAGCCTCTGCGTATTCACGAATAGCATACAGCTTTCCGTCCACCTTTAACGTGACCAGGTACTTGCTATTTCCACTAGGGCTTTCAACAAAAGCCTTGCTGTCATTCAGGTACACATTTTGTGCCGCATACTTGACATAAATGTTACCGCCAAAAGCCCGGTTGAAACCGCTTTCAAGCTGTGCTTCACTTGCACTTTGGATGAAGCCTCTTTCCATTACAAAGCCGTCACCACGGAGGAACTTTGTGTCGTCTCTGAGTCTACCGGAAATCCCCATTTCTACATAATAGGGATTCAGCAGAGACACGGAGTTCGCAAGCATATACACAGGGACATACCGCACTTGCTTACCCTGGCCTCTAGCAACTGACGTGTGAATACTAAGCAGCTTCTTCAATTCGTCAGTACAATAGTTACCGGTTTCACTTTGAAATTCATCAAAAAGCATACTTCCCACATCTGAAAAAAGGTGGGAATATTTTTTTATCTGGTCAGCTGAATTCAGAGAGACAGCATAACCACAGGATTTTTCATTGATATAGAGTTCATAGAAAACCCCTCTGCCCTTCATTTTAGCAGTCATAACACACCCAGGGAAAAAGAGGGAAGATATGTCCTTAAAGAATTTATCCGGAATATCAGACATTTCATACTTGTAGCGGTACAACAGCATAAACTTTTCGCCATTTCTAAACCAACGTTTAGTTACCATTCTACCGAAGAAAGTAGTCTTTCCTCCTGTACGGTTTGTTTCGACAATGTAGATTTCAGGCTTCTTGTTGTTGATATCCATGAGGGATAACACCTTAGTGCCATTATAATATTCAAGCATATATATCACCCCAGAACATTATACCACACCCATTGACTTTTGTCAAGTCATGTGTTATAATAAAGGAAAGCGGAAAGGGGGTGAGAATATGAAAGGATATCTGAACACTCTTATCGGAATTGTAGGCGCTGCCCTTACCTTAGTGTTTGGGGAACTAACTCCTATGCTAGTTGCACTTTGCGTTGCCATGCTGATTGACTATGTCAGCGGAATGGTAGTAGCATTGGTGTTTAAGAACTCCCCGAACACCGAGAGCGGTAAAGCTAGTTCCGAGATTTGCATTCGTGGTCTTGTCAAGAAAATGTTCATGCTTGTGCTTGTTGGCCTGGGCAATAGACTTGACATTGCCCTCAATGTAGAATTCGTGAAGATGGGTATTATTTACGCATTCCTCTCCAACGAAATTCTGAGCATTGTCGAGAATGCAACTCTTATGGGAATCCCTGTGCCGGAGGTTATCAAAAATGCGCTGGACATTCTTAACGGTAAGAACAATGAAGGTGGCAAGTACCTTGCCCCCGAAGATGGAAACGGAGGAAACTAAAATGGACATTGATTTGAGCGCAATGGTTACGCAGTACAGCGTGGCTAAACATGGGGATATGTATTTAGCCCCTAATTTCAAGGTGAAAGAGTTCGCTTGTAAAGACGGGAGTGATGCTGTATTTATCAACGTTCTCATTCCCCTGGTTTGCCAGATTGTTCGTAACCAGACCGGAAAAGGTTTCTCTCCCAACAGCGCATACAGAACGGTAACACACAACAAAGCCAGTAAGGGGGCCGCAAAATCGAACCACATTTATGGTAATGCCGTTGATATTCCTGCCGTTGGGTGGACCGCCCAGTCGCTATATAATTTCCTGGATAAGCTGGTGGGGGATACCTGTGAACTGGGGATTTATAAGACTAGTGGATTTGTCCACCTGGGTATCCAGAATACAAAGGTCAGATTTGTGGGGGATTAGTATGGCTACACCTGTAGATTACGGGTATGAGAAAGCGGCTTGGGACGCTATTAAAGAGTTCATGAACGGGAATGAATATGCCACGGCTGGATGGCTTGGCAATCTCTACAGTGAAAGCTGGATTATACCATTCAGAAAGCAAGGAGATTTTGATGCCCCAGTCTTTACTAAATCCCACACTTATACAGATAACATTGACGCAGGTGTTATATCGAAGAACACTTTTATGCATGACGGTGTTGGATATGGCCTTGCGCAATGGACGTATTACACCAGAAAAGGGGCTATGTATGACTTCTGGAATACAGATGAATATAGGGGTGGAGGCGTATCTATTGGTTCATGGAATTTTGGTATAGCATGGTTCAAAAAGGAACTGCTTTCTCCAGGGTATATTGGCATATATAATCATATGCTAACCGTGTCAGACGTTTATTCAGCTGCTGACTATGTGCTGGAACAGTATGAGCGTCCCGCTGATATTGAAGGAACAAGACCATACAGAAGGGCACAAGCAGAATACTACTACCGGAAATACACCGGCTCTGAACCTGGCCCAGGACCAACTCCCACAAAAAAGAAATTCAAATGGATATACTACATGAGGAGGAAATACTAATGGCTGTCAAAACAAACGAAGAAATCATGGAACAACTGAGAACAAAACTTGGTGAGGATACTTCTGACGATGCCCTCTCTCTTATGACGGACCTACGGGACACTCTACAGGACCGTTCTGCCGGTGAAGATTGGCACCAGAAGTATGACCAATTAGATGCAGATTGGAGAAAGAAATACCGGGACGCTTTCTTCAATACTCCGGTTGATGGATCCGAAGACCCCGATGAAGATAAACCACTCACTTTTGAAGCACTTTTTAAGTAAGAAAGGATGATAAAATATGCCCAGAAGAATTTCTTTGAGTACCCTGAACGCCTCCACGGTGGATATCATCAATACCATTCGTGCGAATGCGTCCTATCAGTACCAGAACCAGGTCCCCGAGATTGCCAAAGCCACTGACATCCCTGCCGTGGGTGATGTGCTGTTTGGCACTCCTGCCCTTGCAAACGAATTCCTGAATGCCCTGGTCAACCGGATTGCGCTGGTTAGGGTCAACAGCGTCACCTTTAACAACGAGTATGCCGAACTCAAAAAGGGATACTTGCAGACTGGTGAAACCGTTGAGGAGGTTTTCGTAAACCTTACCAAGGCCAGAGAGTTCTCCGCTGAGAAAGCTGCTGCCAGAGAACTGAAACGCAGTATCCCCGATGTCCGTTCCGCTTTCCACGCTATGAACTGGCGTGTACAGTACCCTATGACTATCCAGTATGAGGACCTGAGGATGGCCTTCACTTCTGAATCCGGTGTTACTGACCTGATTGCCCGGCTGGTTGGTTCCCTTACCACCTCCGCAGACTATGACGAGTATCTGCTCTTCAAGTACCTGCTGATTAAGGGTGTTACCAAGGGCAAAATGGTCCCGATTCAGGTTGACCCGGCGAAGTCTACGGATGCCGCTTCCAAGTTCCGTGGCTATTCCAACCTGCTGACCTTTATGTCCCCCAACTACAACGCTTCCGGTGTTCACACTACTTCCCCCAGAAATGACCAGTACATTTTCATGGACTCCCTCTACAATGCCCGGTTCGATGTGGAGACTCTGGCCGCTGCTTTCCACATGGAAAAGGCTGACTTCATGGGCCACTTGAAGTTGGTCGATGACTGGGCTAGTTTTGACAATGCCCGGTTCGATGAAATTCGTGCCAACGGTACGCAGGTGGAAGAAGTTACTGCTGCCGAACTGGAAATCATGAAGAAGGTTAAGGCCGTTATCGTGGACAAGGAATGGTTCCAGGTCTATGACAACCTGACCACCATTAGCGAGGCCAACGTTGCTTCCGGTCTGTACTGGAACTACTTCTACAATGTATGGAAAACTGTGTCTTCCTCCCCCTTCTCCAATGCCCTGGTGTTTGTGGAACAGGCTACCGCTGTGGAGGACCCGGCTACTCTGACTGTGGAAGTCATGGGCAAGGATATCTCCGAGAACGTCACTGTCCTGACTCTGAGTGCCGAGGCTGACGGCGCTACCCTGGAGCCGAACAACGTGGAGTTCATCCAGACTGAGGCTCTGGTTGGTGAGGGAATCGCCGTGCATCGGTATGGTGCGCTGATGATTCCTGCCACTAAGGCTGCTACGGATATCACGCTTGTGGCTAAGTGTGGTGGCAGTACCTACACCGCTGCAACGAAGATTAAGAGTACCGCTAACGTGGGCGATACCGTTACCCTGAGTAAGGGTTGATGGTACAACTAGGAGGGGAGAAATCCCCTCCATTATAGGAGGTGAACAAGTATGAGTACAATACTGGGGAACTTAGTTCCACCTGATGTGCCTGAACCATTTGATATAAAAACCGGTTATGAAGCCACACCTGCCTCTACTGTTACTCTGTATGGGCGAATGCCACTTGATGAAGGATATAACCACACTATTGCGTTCGACAGTCTGGGCGACCAGATAGACTATTTTAATGGTTATACCCCTAGATTTAGCGTAAGCAAATCGCAATATATCAGACACACCCAGAATTCTATCAAAGTGTCCGCAAAAATGAATGACATCGCTACATACAATTATCTTAGTTTCACAAACAATGGGGGGGCTGCAACATTAGGAGGAGAAGCAAAAACATATTACGCTTTCATTACAAATGTAGAATACGTTGGGGTGAATACCTGCATCGTATACTATGAGATTGATGTAATGCAAACATATATGTTCTTTTTCGATTTTGGCGATTGCTTCATTGAAAGAATGCACGTACCTTATGACGAGGACATTCCAGGCAATTGGAGACTCGATGAAGGTTTGCCAACGGGTGAATACATGAAGCATACTGAAATACAACATAAAAGCTGCCCTTACAAAGCGGGGGAATACTGCATTGCGGTTTTCTACGCTGACGGAGACGTGCAAATAGTTAATCCGGTCTGCTCTAATATAATGAGTGGCATACAGGTTGAAACCTTTGACAATGCCTCTGCTGCAATCCAATTCATTGAAAGCATGACTAAAGACAACAAACAGGACAATATCGTAACTGTTCTACAACTGCCATATGCCATGGTGTATGAACCAGGGGGAGCCAAAATCACGGAATCGTGGCAAGCAGCAAATGTATCACAAGAAACTATCACAATTGACTCCTCCCCATATGGCACCAACTATAATGCAAGAGTTGGCGGTATAGTTCCTAAAAATAGAAAACTTTATACCTCCCCATATTTTGGGCTGCTTGGTACATCTTCCTCTGGGGAAAGTCAGACATATGCCTATGAAGATTTTCCAAAGGGAGAGGGGGCTACGTTTAGGAGGACTACCTGCTTATCCCCTACGCCTTCTGTAACAATGACTCCACTATTCTACAGAGAAGTGGCTGACAACTACGGATTCGAACTAACGTGTCATGATTTCCCACAGTGCTGCTATTCTACGGATGGCTTTAAGGCTTGGCTTGCGCAAAATTCTAACTCTATTGCTGCCAATAGAACCGCTGCTCTTACGAACAGGGGCTTGGCGCTGGCTACAAATACCGGTTCAGCTGCAACTTCTTGGATTACTTCTTTGCTTGGAATGCTTCCATTCGTTGGTGGTTCTTCTACAGGAATGTACCAGGCTGGTACCGGAAAATACCAGGCACCCTCCTATGGTTCACCTACGAACTGGGGTGGCATGGGAAAGGGCCTAGCCGGTATTGCTGGCGCTTATCTGAATAAGGGCTATAATGAGGCATCAATTTTGACTGATTACGCCCTTACTACGGAGGCAATCAGCGCTAGAATTATGGACGCTTCTAAGCTGCCTGATAAGGGAAGAGGAAACAGCGGCTCTTATATGAACTATACAAGAAATACAGTTGGCTTCATGTTCTATACGTATTCTATTCTCCCGGAATATGCTAGGATGATTGACAACTATTTCTCCATGTATGGTTATAAGGTGAACATGATTGGCAAACCTAATATCACAACTAGAAGTAAATGGACATACATCAAAACTGCTTTCTGTTATTTGAAGAATGAAAAAATGCCTACTATGTACGCTGAGAAAATCCGCTCCATTATGAATAACGGCATCACGTTCTGGAGAACACCTGCAAAGGTGAACGGAGAAAACACATGGTATAAGCCGTTTGTTGGCGTGTACCTTGATGCTTACGGAAACATGAAATCTAATACATAAGGAGGTGAGCATATGGGAAGAAAGACCGGAATGAATAAAGACTTTTATGATTCCGCTACCCTGAATAATTATACATGGATGCAGTATTACAACAGATTGGTAGAACTGTCCTGTGTTATGTTTGACTGGGTGGGTATGCCTGAGACTGTAGATATTCGTACCCTTGAACGGACTCTGTTTGAGAACGGGTGCGCTATGTTCTTTAAGGACGATACCCTTGGATACCTTGCACTCCCTACTGCCGTGGGTGGTGCGCTAAATGTGTACGGAATCCCAATGCAGCGTAATGCTGTAGCCCCTAACAAGTTTACTGCTAGAAGGGACGAAAAAGATAGTGTCTTAATCTGGAATAACTACCTACGCACAGGTAGCAAGCTGGATGCAATTATGTTTGCTAGAAGACTGTATAACATGGATAGGACTATTGATGTCAATCTTAATGCACAGAAGACTCCTATTCTGGTAAGATGCTCTGAGCAGCAGCGGTTGACTCTACAGAATGTGTACAAGCAGTATGACGGTAATACCCCGGTAATCTTTGCCGATAAAGACCTGGATATGAGGGCGCTTACTGTGCTGACTACACAGGCCCCCTTTATTGCGGATAAGGTTAGAGAGGAGAAGACTGCTACATGGAATGAAGCGTTGACTTATCTGGGCATTTCTAACGTGAACGTAGTAAAGAAGGAACGGCTGGTTTCTGACGAAGTTTCCCGGAATATGGGCGGCACTATCGCAAGCCGGTATTCTAGACTGGAAATGAGAAGAACCGCCTGTAACCAGATTAACGCTATGTTCCCTGAACTCCATGTTGAATGCCATTACCGTGAAGACTATCGGGAAATGGAAGGTGGAGATGTCTACCCTGACGAAACAACAGAGGAAGGAGCGGACAACCCTAATGAGTAAGTACACAACTGAATTGAGGTATATTTGCGAAGTGGGTGCTGGCTATAGCGAGAGCAAACCTGCCACATCTATAATAGATGTGATAAATAAAAGCTGGGAACATATTTTCAGCTTTAGCTTTCCTATCTTTGACGAATCCTATAGGAAGGTTCTTTGCCGTAAAATTCTGCTACACTATTATACCAGAGAAATTGCCGCTGAGACATATGCGCTGTGGAATGTGTGGCTTATGGCACGGATGAATGAAATCATGCCGTACTATAATAAGCTGTATGAGTTGGCAAACCTAAAGATTGATCCTATCAAAGACGTAGACTTTACTACAACTCATAAGGGGGCTGGTAGTGATAAGGGTAGCATTAACGGCACCTTTGATTATAGCCCTGAAACTAAAACCATTACTACCAATGAGGGTACTATTTCGGATAAAGCAAATGGTGGTACACGCACGATAGAAGGGTACTCGGATACCCCTCTTGGGAATTTGAATAACGTTGAAGGTATGAATTACCTTAGCAGCGCAAATCAATCCCTTTTCAGCAACACCCAGGGAAACACCCAAACCTTGGATACTACTAACACAGTTGAACAGACCGGCGGAAACAGAACTAATCAAACAAGAAACTTAACTACTACCGATGAATATGTACAGTCAATCGTTGGTAAAACCGCCGGTAGTTCCTACGGAAAACTTATTAAAGAATATCGGGATTCCTTGCAAAATGTCGATATGATGATTATCCGTGACCTTGGCGATTTATTCATGACTATATGGTGATTAAGGGGGAATTCATATGAGTGAAATTTCTAGCTTTAGATTCTGGTGTCAGAAGGTGCTTCCGGCTGTTTATGACGATAGCCTTAGTTACTACGAACTTCTGTGTAAGGTCGTTGCTAAACTGAATGTGGTTATCAATAGTCAGAACGGCACGAACGACCATGTCACCGAATTGGCTCAACAGTTCGAACAGCTGAAGAACGACTTGAAGAACACTATCGAGTCCGAAGCCGAGAAGGTTGTCGATAACTACGTTAAGAGCAATAACCTGGTTAAGAGCATCAACGGTATTACTGCCGTGGGGGAAACTGGAGAGATTACTCTACAGGCTAGTGACGTGGGCGCTATTGCGAATGTGAATGATAGCGTGAAGGAGAATAATATCCAGGATGGGGCTGTTACGGCGGATAAGCTGGCCCCGGGCGCTGTGCCGGTTAAGAGTGTGAATGGGAAGACCGGAGAGGTGCAGATTGGGGCTAGTGAGGTTGGTGCGCTGCCGAATACTGCGGGTAGCGTTGGGACAACTAATTTGCAGGATGGATCCGTAACAGGCGATAAGATTGCAAATGGGGGTGTTACCGGTGATAAACTGAGTGATGACGCTGTCCCCGTTAAGAGCGTTAATACGAAGACCGGAGAGGTGGTACTGAGTGCTGACGATGTTGGGGCTATTGCTAATACTGACGGTGCAGTCACTACGCCTAAGATGGCTGACTATAGCGTGACTAATCCTAAGATTGCCAAGGGAGCTATTACGCCGGATAGGATGGCTAACCAGGGTGTGGAAAATGCTGGTAAGCTGCTGAAAATCGACGCTGATGGTAATCCTGCATGGTTGAGCGGTGCGGGTACGGTTACGGCTGGTGTGGAGAGTGTGAATGGGAAGGACGGAGTTGTGACACTGTCGGCTCAAGATGTCGGCGCTATTCCGGCAGCGCCTAAGAGTATTAATGCAAATTATTTTACGTTGGAAACAGCCCCTACGTTTGCACAACAGGTGAGAAATAGGCTTAATAAACAGACGGGAATAATTAATCTGTTTTGGCCTGGTTTTCCGAAGATTGTAATAGAGGAGGATAATTCTGTTAGGTATTCCACCGGTACAGCGCCTATTTCTCTTTACGAGTATAACCTTGGCGGTATGGGCGTCTATGGGATTACAACAATGTCAATTGCTGGACTTAGTCGTGGTAAAACTATTGTGGGGAGCGCAGATGGCTCTAATCGACCAACCCTTATAGATGCAGTTACTAAGGTTAACGGCAAAACTGGTGAGATTGTCCTATCTGTCGATGACATAGATGGCGCTCTGAAAGAAGTGGCCCCCTCCGATATGCTTACCGGGGATAGCGTGGTTGGCACTTACCTGTTCCTTGCCCCCGCTAATGGTGAGACTGATGCGTTCCAGAAGGTTGATAAACTGCCGGAGAGTATGCTACCAACGGAGATTGATGGCAGTCTGCTGAAAGTCGGAACTGTCGGAACGGGTAAGTTGGTTGGGCTTTCCGTGACTACTGAGAAGATTGCCAACAATGCCGTGACGAATGCCAAGCTTGATGCGAATAGCGTTAGTACCACGTGTGTCCAGGATGGGGCCGTGACGCTGGCGAAGCTGAACCAGCCGGGGGCTGCGGAGAGTGGCAAGGTACTCGGTGTTAGTGGCACCGGTCAGTGGGAGTTACAGGCTCCTAGTAGCACAGGTGACTGGGAGGAGATTCCTGCTACTAGTTTGATTGACGGGGCTACCGTACATTGCAGGATTCAGCCTGGGACTGGTTGGCTGTGGTTTAGTATCACTAGCAATGACGGTACGGAAATTAATCTGGCTAAGGCAAAGAGCGGGAGCGCTAGTGCTGCAACCACAAGTTGGGGCACAATTAACGTTAATGTATGTAATAAACCTGTACCACCTAATGGTTCATCTGCATCGTCTGATAGTTATCCAGGGTCTAAGAATACCGTTTATATCACAGGCATTACAACTGCCACAATCAATGGCACTTCTGTTTCAAAGTTGGATGCACAAAGTACAACATCTCTGACACCATACCTTACCATTAAAAGAAACAATACTGGCGTAACACTGTTCGGAGTAAGTAGCACCAGTTCTACCAATATCAAGGGAGTTCATGGTGACTTCTTTATTACGTATTGGTTCGATAATCGTACAACTGACGGTTCTGAAGCATACCCCAGTGTGTAAGTAAAGCAAAATAACTGCAACGCCCTCTGTAGATATCTTGCTGTCTACAGAGGGCGTCATTTTGATACTTTTATTGCACCAGTTTGCTAACTATGAGGTACGAGAGATACGCAACACTTTTGTAATAGAAAACGCAAAATGGCGTCCAAGGGTAC